GATGGAGAACAACGGAGCGGGCGTTATCGTCACGGACGCGAAATACGACTATACGCCTATCACGGACAAAACGACTCCTATCCCGGCGACACAACTCGCATACGTCAAAGAGGAGATTTACGACTATCTCGGCGTGTCGAAAGAAATCGTCGAGAATACCGCGACTCCGCAACAGGAACAGGCTTTTTATAGCGGCGAAATCGCTCCGTTTTTCCGCCGCCTCTCGCAAGCGTTCTCGAACGTGCTCTTTACCGAGCGGGAGTTCGGATACGGAAACCGTATCGTCTTTTCTGCGAACTCCGTCCAGTTTGCGACACTCCCGGAAAAGGTCACGGCGGCAAAGTTCTTGACGGAAATCGGCGCGGCGACGCTCGACCAAATCTTGACTATGTTCGATATGCCGACTATCGGCGGCGAGGAGGGCGCGCGCCGGGTGCAGACCCTCAACATGGTAAACGCGGAACTCGCGGACAAATATCAAACCGGCACGGACGGCGGCGGAGACGATACCCCGCCGGACGACACTACGCCGCCCGGGGAGCCGACGGGCAAAGAGGAGGTTTAACGCTATGGCTATCAAACAGGGGCGCGAGTATCGCGCTTTGCAGGACTTTAGCCTCGTACCCCGGGAGGAGAACTCGCCGGAGTACCGGGTACGCGGTACGGCTATCGTATTCAATACGCCTACGGTGCTATGGGAGTGCGACGGTGTGGAGTACAAGGAAATTATCGACCGCCACGCTTTCGACGAGTGCGATATGTCCGACGTGATTTTCAACTACAACCACGGCGGAAAGGTCGTCGCCCGCCTCCGTAACAAAACGCTCGTCCTCAACATCGACGAGCGCGGCGTAAACATCGAGGCAGACCTCGGCGGCACGACCGCCGGGCGCGAGCTTTACGAGGAAATCGACGGCGGGTACGTCGATAAAATGTCCTTTTCTTTCACGGTACGCGAGGCGAAATACGACTCCGTTACCCACACCCGCACTATCACAAAGGTCAAAAAGCTATACGACGTGTCGGCGGTGGACATTCCCGCCTATAATGACACGTCTATTTCGGCTCGGAGCTTTTTCGAGGAGGAGCACTCGAGAGAGCTTGCGGCTTTGGAGCAAGCCCGGAGACGGAAGAAACTCGTAGCTTTGACATACTAACCACCCACACAACAACTATCATTTTTTGGAGGTAAATTATGAACATCGAAAAGAGACGCGCAGAAATCGCCGCCCGCAAGGCTGAAATCCGTAAGCTCATTGAGGGCGATACCGAGAACAAGCTCAACATGGACGACCTCGAGAAAGAGCTCCGCGAGCTCAACGAGGAGGACGAGAAGCTCGAAAAGAGACAGGCTATCGAGCGTATGCTCAACGGCGGCGCGGCTCCGGCCTCTCCCGCTGGCCTCGCTAATCCCGTCGCCCGTTCCGCCAACCAGCCCGCGCCGGAGAGCTCCGACGTGCTCTATCGCTCCGCATGGCTCAAGACCTTGCAGGGTAAGCCGCTGACCGACGACGAAAAGCGCGCATACTCCACGGCGGCAAACTCCGGCCTCCCCATTATCCCGGAGACGACCGCAAATCAGATTATCAAGAAAATGTACGAGGTCGCGCCGATTTTGCAGAGATGCAAGATTTTCCACGTCCCCGGCAATTTCAAGTTCGCAACCGAGGGCACGAACAGCGAGGCCGCGCTCCACACCGAGAACGCCACTATTACCGCCGCGAGCGACTCCCTCGGCTCCGTCTCTCTGACCGGCTACGAAATCGTGAAGCTCGTCAAAGCCTCCCGCGCTTGCTCCGAAATGGCGCTTTCCGCGTTCGAGAGCTATATCGTCGAGGTTATCGCCGAGAGCATCGCCCGCCGCATTGAAAAGTACATTTTCACCGGCACGGGCTCCAACCAGCCCGGCGGCGTTAAGACCGCCGGTAAGGGTGAAAGCGGCGCATACACCGACGACACCGACCAGATTACCGTGGGTAAGACGGCCTCTCTCACCGAGGCAAATGTTATCGCGCTTTACGGTCTGCTGGGCGACGGCTACGAGCGTAACGCCGTTTGGTGCATGAGCAAGGCGACGTTCTTCTCTGATTTCTTCCCGCTGATGAACAAGAGCAAGAACAACGTTATCGAGTTCGCAAACGGCAAGTATTACATCATGGGCGCGGAGGTCTACTTTACCGGCTCTCTCGCCGCGCATGAGGCGTATCTCGGCGATTTCTCCTATATCATCGGCAACTATTCGCAGGATATTACCGTCGTCCGCTCCGAGCACTCCGGCCTCGCTACGAACAGCATCGACTACCTCGGCGCTTGCGTGTTCGACTCTAAGCCGGTCGCGGGCTTCGGCGCGTTCGTGCATCTTGCCAAGGCTACGACCTAATGAGGAGGGCTCGATATGGCAGTCGGTGACGAATACCTCGCCTCCGTCCGCCATAGCGTGAGACTTTCCTCCACCGTCCACGACGGGGAATTGACCGACCTCATTAACGCCGCCCGAGCCGACCTTGTGCTCGGCGGCGTTCTTGAGGAGAAAGCGAACGACGAAAACGACCCGCTTATCAAAAAGGCGGTGACGACCTACGTCAAGGCCGAGTTCGGGCTCGATAACGAGGACGCGGACAGGCTCCGCGCCTCGTACAAGGAACAGCGGAACGGCCTCACGCTCTCGGACTCCTATATCGCGGCGGAGGAGGGATAGCTCATGTACTGGCGCGACGTTGTGACGCTCAAGGCCGTTACGGAGGGGCGCGACGCGGACGGGTATCCGAAAGAGACAATCACGGAGACGACCGTTTTCGCCGACGTGTCCAGCACCAAGCGGAGCGAGTTCTACGCCGCCCGTCAAGCGGGTATCTCGCTCGCGCTGACGGTGAAAGTCCGCGCCGCCGACTACGACGGTCAAGAGCGGCTCTCCTTTGAGGGCAAAGAGTACAAGGTCGAGCGCGCATACACGGAGGCGCGGGAATACTACGAGCTTAATTGCTCCGAGTTTAGGGAGGCGAGCGAATGAACGTAAACGCCCTTTTGGTGGATACGCTCGATAGCCTCCTCCCGACCGCCGACGGCGTGTATAAGGGCGCGGCGACCGAGTATATCGTTTTCAACTATACCGAGCTCCCGGCAGACTTCGCCGACGACGACGCGGGACATTACCGCTATCTCGTGCAAGTCCACCTATACGCGCCGCTCGAGAAAAATACCCGCGCATACCGGCAGGAAATTACCCGGCGGCTCGTGGCGGCGGGCTTCACGCGCCCGACGGTGACTCCGGCCTCCGACAAGAGCGGACAGCATTTCGCCTTTGAGTGCGAAATCGCGGGAGGCGTTGACGATGGCTAATCTATCCACGAGCGGGCTCGACGAGCTTTTCGACGACCTCGCCGCTATCGCGGAGCTCCCGGATGAAATCGCGCTTGAAATGCTCCAAGCACAGGCGGCGGTAATTGCCGAGGCACAGGCGGCGGAGGCCGTCGCTATGGGCGTTATGGATACCGGGACAACGGTACGGAGCATCACATACGGAAAAAAGCTCACCGTCCGCGACGGCGAGCGCGTTCTCTACGTTTATCCGAACGGTACAAGAAACGACCACGGCGGCAAGCGCCGGACGGCGGAGGTCGCGTATGTGAACGAATACGGCAAGCACAACCAACCGGCGAGGCCGTTTATCCGAACGGCAAACGAAAAGGCGGGAGACGCGGCGACCGACGCGGCGGCTCAAGTCTACGACAAATATCTAAAATCCAAAAATCTTTAGGAGGTTTTATTATGGCACAGTTTGGCGCAAAGCGTCCTATCTTCGCTCCGACGAAAACCACGCCGGACAATGCGCTCCCGACCTACGACTACGAGAACGTCGTAACCGTGGGTAAGCTCGTCAAGGCCGACCTCACCGTTACGAACGCCTCCGGCGAACTCTACGCCGACGACGCGCTCGCCGAAAAGGTCGATATGTTCGCCTCCGGCTCTCTCGCGCTGGAAACGGACGACAAGACGGACGAGGTACATGCCGCTATTCACGGCGCGACCAAGGACACGAGCTCGAGCGAGGTCACGGACTCCGACGGAGACGTAGCTCCTCGCGGTGGCCTCTGCTATTACAAGGTCATTATCCGCAACGGAGTGCGCTATTTCAAGGGCGTGTTTCATCCGCTCGTCAAGGCTATTCTCGGCAACGACAGCGCGGCGACGAAAGGCTCCTCTATCACGTTCGGCACGAGCGCGACGACCTTTACCGTGTTCCGTTGCAATTCCGGCGCATGGCGCATCACGAAAGAGTTTACCTCGGAGAGCGAGTGTATCGCGTGGTGCGATACCAAGCTCGGGAAACCGGCATCCGGCGGCTAATATCTACACACGACGGGAGGCGAGCGGGAACGGCTCGCCTCCCGCTTTGGTAATTGGAGGGTAAAGGCATGAAAGCGGCAAAAATGACGGTCGCGGGCGTGACGTATTACCTCGTTTTCGATGGCGAGGCCATGTTTACGCTCCGAGACATTTACGGCGGAACACAACTCGCGCTCGAGGCGATAGAGCCGGATACCCGCGAGGGCTTCGCGGCGACGTGCGCTATCGCGGCGCTACTGGCAGAACGCGGCGAGCTCCTCCGGCGGCGGCTCGGGTATGACCCCGGCGCTATCCCGGAAAAGGACGATTTTCTCCTCGCGGTGAGGCCGTTTGAAATCGTGGAGCTCAAACGCGCGATTATGACGGCTATCACGCTCGGCTATGGTCGAGAGGTCACGGCTCCCGGCGACGGCGAAATCGACGAGGGGCTCGCGGAACTTAATCAAAAAAAAACAAGATAAGGCGGGCGGACTATTACCGTATCGCCGTTCTTTGCGGAGTCTCCCCCGGGGAGGCTCTTTTTATGGCTCCCGGAGAGGTTTTCGACCTTTGGGAGCTTTATTTATCCGCACACGGTAAAAACAGAGGCGAGGAGGGCGACTAATGGCGACTCGTACCATAGCGACAAAATTAGCTCTCGAGGGCGAGGGCGAATACAAAAAGTCGCTCAAAAACATAAACTCGGAGCTCGGAACGCTGAAAAGCGAGCTAAAACTCGTGGAAAGCGAGTATGCAGGACAGGCGAACAGCTACGAGGCTTTGAGCAAAAAGGGAGAAACGCTCGGGAAAATGTACGCCGAGCAGGAGAAAAAGCTCTCCGCCGCGAAAGATATGCTCAAAAAGTGGCAAGAGGCACAGGCCGCTTGCAATAAAGACGTTGAGGACGCGGAAAAAGAGGTATCCCGGCTAAAGGAGGCGCTCGCCGCGCTGGGCGACGAGACAGGCGACACCAGCGAGGAGCAAGCCCGTTTGACGGAAGAACTCGCGGCGGCGGAAAAAGCACAGGCCGACGCGAACAAGGCGTATGAGGAGGCTACGCGAAAGTGCAACTCCTACCAAACACAGGTAAATACCACCGAAACCGAGCTAAACAAGCTCGGCTCGGCGATTGATAAGAACAACGGCTATCTTGAGGAGGCCGAAAAATCCTCCGACGGGTGCGCGAAATCCATTGACGAATACGGGAAAGAGGCCAAGGAGGCGGCGGACGAGACGGACTCTTTCGCCGACAAGCTGAAAAGCGGCCTCGCCGGAGGCGCTAAAATTGCCGCCTCCGCTCTTGCCGCAGTCGGCACGGCGGCGGTCGCCGGGGTAAAGTTCCTCCTCGATTTGGAGGAGTCTACCGAGGAATACCGTATCGCACAAGGAAAGCTCAATACGGCGTTTCAAGCGGCGGGATACTCCACAGAGACAGCGAGCGCGGCGTATAAGTCTCTCTATTCTGTTTTAGGGGATACGGATACCGCCACAGAGTCCGCACAGTTACTCGCACAGCTCGCAACCTCCGAAAAGGACGTTGCGACATGGGCGGATATTGCGGCGGGCGTGACCGGTACTTTCGGCGACGCTCTCCCGATAAACTCGCTCATTGAAGCGTCGAACGAAACGGCAAAGGTCGGACAGGTGACGGGCGCTCTCGCGGATGCTCTAAATTGGGTAGGTATCTCCGAGGACGAGTTTAACGAGAAGCTCGCCGCTTGCTCGGACGAGACGGAGCGGACGGCGCTCATTACCGAAACGCTCTCGGCGCAGTATCAGAACGCGACCGATATTTTCAAGCAGAATAACGAAACCGTCATGCAAGCGCGAGAGGCTCAAGCGGAGCTCGACGACGCTCTCGCCCGCCTCGGCGGGACGGTATCCGACGTTAAAACGGAATTGACGGCGGAGTTTATGCCCGCGATTGCCGACGTTGTGGACGCTTTCGCGGACTTTCTCGAGGGTGCAGAGGGCGCGGACGATGCACTCGCCGACGCTATCGACGAGCTTATCGGGAAAGCGGCGGACAAGCTCCCGGAGTTCCTCGATTTCGGCGCAAAAATCGTTATCAACCTCGTATCCGGCATAGCAAAAGCGGCTCCGTCGCTCGTAGAGGGTGCGGTATCCGTGATTACGACGCTCACCGAGGCGCTCCTCGAGGCCGTGCCGCAACTTCTCACAGCGGCGGCGCAGATGGTCGCCGCGCTCGTACAGGGCATCGGAGAGGCGCTCCCGACGCTTATTCCGGCGGCGGTGGAGGCCGTCACGCAGTTAGTACAAGCACTTGTCGAGAATATCCCCTTGCTTATCGACGCGGCGCTCCAACTCGTACAGGGGCTCGCGGAGGGCGTTCTCGAGGCTATTCCCGTGCTCCTCGAGGCTTTGCCGGAGCTTATCGAAAGCCTCGTGACGACGCTCCTCGACGCTATCCCTCAAATCATCGAGACGGGAGTCGAGCTTTTGACCGCCCTTGTGGAAAACCTCCCGGAAATCATTACGACGATATGTGAGGTTTTGCCGCAAATCATCGAGAGCACTATCTCGACGCTCCTCGACCATTTGCCGGAAATCGTAGAGGCGGGCGTGCAACTCTTGACGGCGCTTATTACCAACCTCCCGCAAATCATTTTGACGATAGTACAGGCGCTCCCGCAAATCATCACGGCGGTAATTAACGCCCTCGTGAACAATATCCCGAAAATCATCGAGACGGGCGTAAAGCTCTTGACCGCCCTCATTACCAACCTCCCGCAGATTATCGCCGAAATCGTCCGCGCTATGCCGCAGATTATTACCGGCATCGTGAACGCGCTCGGCGAGGGCGTGTCACAGGTCGCGGAAGTCGGCGCAAACCTCGTCCGGGGCTTGTGGGAGGGCATCCAGTCGCTCGCCGGGTGGCTTTGGGATAAGGTGTCCGGGTGGATTTCCTCCATTTGGGACGGCATTACGGACTTTTTCGGCATCCACTCCCCGAGTACACAAATGGCGTGGGTGGGCGAAATGCTCGTCGAGGGACTCGCCGGAGCCGTGGACAAGGACGGCAAAAAGGCGGTAAACGCTATCGGCGGCATGAGCGAGCAGATGCTCGACGAGGTAGACTCCGGGCTCGCGGCAGTAAACGCCCGGCTCGCAAGCCAAATCGGAGAAATTGAGACGGGCTTTTCTGCAAAAGCGACCGTCGAGGCCGTCTCCGCATCCGTCCCGGCGGACTTGACCGGGCGCGGCGGCGGTGCGGCGGCATCCGGCGGCGGAGATACAAACGTCGTAAATCACTTTCATATCGCGGAGCTCGTCGTCCGTGAGGAGGCGGACGTTAAGAAAATCTCCCGCGAGCTCTACAATATGCAGAAATCGAAAACGCGGAGCAAGGGGGTATCTATGGCGTGAGCATGGGTTTTATTTTCAACAACAAGCATAGCGGGGATATGGGAGTCGTATTCAAGTCCACCGACCGAACGCTCCTCCCCGCGAAACGGGTAACGCAATACACGATACCCGGCAAGAGCGGCACATACGACATTGAGGACGGTTACGAAAACCGCGAAATCGTATGTACCGTCGCTTTCGTCGGCGAGGGCTACCACTACGCGGGCGTGAGGACACGAGCGCGCGCCGTGGCGGAATGGCTCTCCGGCGAGGGCTTGCTCGTCTTTGACGACGAGCCGGAAAAGGCGTACTCCGCAAAGGTCGTCGGCGGTATCTCTATCGAGCAAATAGCCGTTACGGGAACGTGCGAGGTACGCTTTCTATGTAAACCGTTCGCCGAGTCCTTGCTCTACAACCAGCAGGACGTGAAATCCGTCTCTCTGCCTCACACGGAGGCCGTCAACGTCCACGGGACGCAGGAGACGGACGGCTTAATCTACATCACGGCGCGCGGCAATATCCAAACGCTGACGATTACACGGCTCAAGGTCAATTAAGAATTAGGAGGTTTTTACTATGAGCGCATTATCCAACGTACACGCATCCACCCTCTTGAACGCATCCTTGCGGAGCGGGACGTACTACCTCGCCCTTTTCCTCACCGACCCGACGGCGAGCGGCACGGGTACGGAGGTATCCGGCGGCGGCTATGCCCGAAAGATTATCAACTTCGGCGCGCCGTCCCTCGTCTCCGGCAAAGAACAGGTATCCAACTCCGCCGCCGTCGATTTCGGCACTCTGACGGCAGACCTCGGCACGGTGGCCTATTGGGGCATCTATGACGCGCTGACGGCGGGTAATTTGCTTTGGTACGGCTCCTTTACCCGGAGCAAGAACGTACTCAACGGCGACGCTATCACGGTATCGGCGGGAGCTATCGTTTGCACTTTGGCATAACGAGGAGGCGAGCAAATGTATAACCGCACTCCGTACAATAAGACGGCGTACAACCGAACAACGTCTATTGTGTTCGAGTGGCTCGCCACGGCGAACGCGGAGACGGATACCTCGGCGACGCTGAAAATCATTCGATACCTCGACGGCTCGGCGGAGGCGGTCGCTACCGCGTCCGGCGTGTTCGTCCGCGTCCTCCTCCCCTCCGCGCTGGCGGAGGCGGAGGCCGGGAGCGTCGGCGACTATATCCGAGTGCTCTTTTTCTCCGCGCTGGCGGAGGCCGTAGCGACGGCGAGCGGTACGGGCGTTTCGACCTACGGCTCCGTCACTATGGTAATTGAGGGCGTGAATATGGTCGCCGGGGACGAGCTCGTTATCGACACGGAGCACATGACCGTAACGCTCAACGGCGCGAACATCATCGACCGCGTGAGCGACGATAGCGCATTTTTCAAGCTCCAACCGGGCGAGAACGATATTATCGTCGAGGGCGGCACGACCGCCGACGTTAAAATCTTGTGGAAAGATAGGTGGTTATAATGGCAAAGCCGCAGATTTTCAACCGCGATATGAAGCGGCTCGCCTATCTCGATAACGCCCTCGCCGTCGGCTACGGCCTCGAGACAAACTCCCTATGGACGGCGACGTTTACGCTCCCGGCGGACGACCCGAAAAACGCCTATTGTTCGCCGCTGAACTATGTCGAGATTTTCGACGGCGACGAGCGTATCGACCTTTTCCGCATCATCGGGGAGGATTTGGAGCGGAGCAACGGCGCGACCCGCTATTACAACTGCGAGCACGTCCTCGCTACGCTCCTCTCCGACGTTCTCTTTCAGTATCATCAATGCGGCGGCTCCGGCGTAAAGACCGCCGACGTTCTCAATTATATTCTCGCCCGGCAGACCCGGAAAAACTGGAAGCTCGGCGCTTGCGATTTCAAACGCTATTTTGAATATAATTGGGAAAACTCGACGCTCCTCGCGGCGCTTTTCGCCGTGCCGGAGTGCTTCGACGGTGAATACCTTTGGTCGTGGGATACGACCGTCTACCCGTGGACGCTCTCCCTCACAGCGCCGACCGACGAGCTCAAGAGCGAAATCCGATACGCTAAGAACATGACGAACATCAAAAAGACGACGGACGCGACAAGTATCGCAAACCGCGTCTATGCGCTGGGCTATGGCGAGGGCGTAAACCAACTCACAATAGCGCCGGTCAACGGCGGCGTTCCCTATGTCGAGGATACTTTGAGCATTGAGCGATACGGCCTATGCTCGACTATCCTCGTAGACTCCCGGTACGAAATCGCGGAAAACCTCAAGGCATACGCCGAGCAGATACTCGCCGGGCTCAAAGAGCCGTATGTGAGCTATGAAATCGGGGCTATCGACCTCCACCGCCTGACCGGCGATAGCTTTTCCAAGTTCCGCCCGGGCGAAATCGTCCGCGTCGTGGACGAGGCCGACGGGATTAACCTCCGTACCCGTATCGTCCGCGTGGAGAAATCGGATGCAGAGGGCGACCCGGGAAATGTCACGGTGACGATTGCCAACAAGACGCAGGACATAGCCGGGAGCATTTCTGACTTGCAGAGCCGCGCCCTTATCGGCGAGACATACGCACAGGGCGCGACCAACCAGCAAATCTATAATTTCTCCGATAATGCCGACGCGACGCATCCGGCAAAACTGCAACTCTATATCTCCGACTCGGTGGTACGCATTAACAAAATGCTCCTCAATATCGAGTTCGAGGCGTTCCGGGCGTATGAGAAAGCTATCGGCGGCGGAGGCGGACAAACGACCTCCGGCGGCGGTGGACAGACGACGAGCTCCGGCGGCGGCTCTACGACCTCGGCGGGCGGCGGACAGACCACGAGCGCGGGCGGCGGGCAAACGTCCGGCGGAACGGCGCTCGAGTCCTCAAACGTGCTCCCGAGTGAGACGAGCGGACAGGCCGTGCACAATCACGGCATTTCGCGCGGCGCACGGCTCGCTACAACCAGCGACGGGAAAACCGTTGACGGCTATGAGACGTTCGTTTGGTCGGGGGCTCATGTTCACCCGGCGCACACGCACAGGATTTCGGCGCATACCCACGAAATCGACGACCACACGCACCGGGTAAGCGCACATACGCATACGGTGAAAGACCATACCCACACCGTCAAAGACCACACCCACGCTATCGAGTTCGGCATATACGAGGGGCAACGCGCCTCGAAAGCGACTATCAAGGTAGACGGCAAAGAGATACCCGCGCCGTCCTCGTATAGCAATATCGACATTGTGGAATATCTCGCTACGGACGATAACGGAAAGATACGCCGTAATGCGTGGCACTCGATAGAGATACTCCCCGACAACATGAGCCGTATCGTGGGCGCGGTATTCGCTCAAACATTCTGTAATTCTCGCGGCGGCGGGGACTACTAAAAGGAGGAAAGAAAATGTCCGAATTAGTGAAAATGTACCCGGCGCAAGCAAACTCCCCGGAGACTTCGCTCTCCGGCGCGCTGACGGCGGCGGGTACGACCGTAAACGTCGTTGACGGCTCCGTATTGCCGGATGCTCCGAACTTGCTCACGATTGGAGCGGACGGCTCCACGGCGGAAACGGTGCTTATGACCGCCAAGAGCGGGAACGTGCTCACCGTCACGCGAGCGCAGAACGGCACGACCGCCCGCGCGTGGTCGGCGGGCGACGTTATCGCCCGATACTTTACGGCGGCAGACCAGACCGCCATGCAGGAAAATATTAAAAAGCTCAATGAGGAAAAGGCGGAGAAAGTATCTTCTCCCACGGCGGGCAATTTTGCCGGGCTCGATGCAAACGGCAATCCGACCGACAGCGGCAAAAAGCCA